TGGTGATTGACCGTATAAATGCGATCCAGTTCCATCATAATAAGGATTGAAATCTTTAATGTGACATATTTCAGATGCATTTATTTCATATGTGCCATTGTATTCTATTTTGTATTTTTTTACTGGCTGCATAATACCACCGCTAACGATTTCCATTATCTGTGAAGGCATCACATATAACTCATTGTATTTGCCAACATTAGCACCAGTGTCTGGCCCAATTCCGTAAATATACCTATTACCAGTTAGTTTTCCGAAAGCAATTATTTCAGTAATCCAACTGTTATAGGATTGTGCTGCATTTGGGCGTTCTAATAACTGATGAAGTTCTGTGTCTTGTAATTCAACCAATGACCTTTTTTGAAGCAATGCAGCTTTGTTAATTGTGCTTGCATCCATTATGCCACTTGTTAAAGCCTTATATCTTTTATAATCGTTTTCATTAGTTTTTTCATAAACTTGAAAAGGGATTGTGGTTGCCGCCTTTGTGATTAAATTTATAATAGAATAAACTGTTGCGTTTTTTCTGTAACCCTCTGTAATATAAGAATCATCATTTTCTGGATTCCAAACAATAGATTCGCCAAGCCAATTGTAAATTGCGCGATTATATTGTTCTGCTGTTTGTTGTGAGTTTTTATTTATAATGGATCGGAAACGGTCTAAAAATGAAGCCATATTTTATTGATATATAAAATTTTCGTAAAAATACAAAATTAAAATTTAGTTTTACACCACAAAGAAGTTGTTGATTAAGTTCCTCTCAATAGCATATGCAGTAACGTCAATATGTTCATCGTGTTTTGCATTTGGAAATGTACTAACTTGTTGTAAAAAAGCATCATTCCAATTATCCTTTACTAAATAAACTCTGCCACCCTCAATAAATGGAGAGGAAGCGCGCGCGCGTTCTATTTTAGAATATTTTACAAAATTAGTTTTAAGTTCAGATACATTGAAGTTAGTTTCACGCCTTAACAACTGAACTAATGATTTACCAGATGCTTTTGGTTCAACTAATATTTGTGTAATGTTAACACCACAAGATTTAACAAAAGACCTAATAAAGTTTTTCAACTCTGGCATTTCCAAATATTTATCAATGCTTTTAAATATATAAAGATTATCACCACTCTTGCCGCTTATCTGTATCCCAGTTGGATCATTCCTTGTGTCTTTTGTATATGCGCCATCAATGTACATTTCAAAATTTATATCATTTGGAATTTCAGCAGGTGTAATTATTTGAAACCAATCTTTTCTCCATTCTCCACCTTCTGGCGGTGATGGTATTTGTAAATATTGACCACTGAATGTATATCTGTCTGCTTGCCTAATTGATTCAAGTTCTTCAAAAGAATGTTTTTCTGGCCACAATGGGTTATTGTTTTCATCTAATGCAGATAACTTTAAATGATACCAATCTTCACCGCTTCCACCCTCTAACAAATAACCAGATAAATCTTCCTCGTGTAGCCTCTGCATTATTACTATTACTGGAACATCGCGGTCATTTACCCTTGATCGAATCGTTGTATTATATCTGTTATTTATAAAAGATCGACGCACATCAGACAATGCATCATCTGGTTTTAATGGGTCATCAATAATTATGGCGCCACCACTACCGGCACCGAATCCAGTTATTGCACCACCGCTTGCAGTTGCATACACTCCACCGCCTTGTGTTGTGTACCATTTTTTTTGGCTTTGTGAATCCTTTTTTAAATTAATATTCCAAATAGTTTGAAAGGCATCAGAATTAATATATTCTTTTGTCATTGAACTATTATCAAGCGCCAATGAATCTGAATAACTTAAATGTATAAATTTAGCTGTTGGTTTTTTTGCAAGTACCCAACCAATAAACATTTTAACAGCGATTTCTGTTTTACCATATCTCGGCGGTATGTTTATTATTAAACGCTTTATTTCCCCATTGTAAACCTTTTCAAGCGTGGTTGCAAGCGTTTTGTGAAACTCCGCAACCTCAAACTTGTTTCCAGTGTTTTCTTTGAATATGTAGCGTGTGAAGAATAATAAAGAGTTTTCGCACTTCTCTTTTATGATTGCGTTAATATTCGTCATTTAGAATATCATCAATTTTTTGTTTTGCTTCATCAGATAATTTTGATGTGCTTACATTAGCATTCATTTCAACCTCTCGGCGTTCAATGTAACCGCGTTTTTTTCCTTTAGTCTTTAAATAAAATATCGTGGCGGTAGTGTTGCCTTCTTGTATCTGTTTATGTAATTGAGATTCAACAAAGTCTAAAGTCATATTTTGCAACTCATCAACAGCATCTTTAAATGCAGAATCATTATTATAATACTCGTAAAATGTTGATCGTGCGCAACCTACTATTTTGCAAGCAGTTGTAACAACACCAAGAGATTGTTCAAGCGCTTCGACTAAATTGTTTTTTAGTATGTCCGATTTTGTTTGCATAATACAAAAATAAAAAAAAATGTTGTATATAAAAAAACAGAAAACTATTTACCACACATTTCACAAACCTCTTTTGGTTCATCTGTGATTTCTTTAGGCTTGTCATCTAATGGAAGATCAAACACTGGTAAATCAACACCCCAAGAAACTAATTGTTTTGTATCCCATTCATTGGCTAATATATCCCAATCCCATTCCCCAAAACCAGAATTATCCTTTATAATAAATTCACGCTTTTGTGCCTCTGTTAAGTTGCTAACTATATCAACCCAAACTTCAAAATATCCTGCTGATTTTAATGCTCTTAAACGCATATTGCCACCTAAAACAGTCATTGTTTCATCAACGACAATAGGGCGTATTTCCAACATTTCTGGAAACTCCTTAATTGACTTAATAAGTTTTTTAAACTTACTGTCTTTGATTAATCTTGGATTGGATTCTGTTGGTTTAATTGATCTTATATCAACTAATTTTTTCACTATTCAGATTTAGTGTACCAAATAAAAGAAATACCAACAATAAATAATTCAATTTGCAAACAATGTTCTGTTTCTCCATCAAGTTGTGATTCAATGGCTACGAAATCAAGTTCCGAATTCCAATAATTAATGCCTAAACATAGGCCATAAATAGGATAAATAACTGTGTTGAAATTAAGTCTAAACATACCAATATTTTTTGTAAATATACAAATATAATTCCCAACACTTTTTTAGCGCTTCAGCGTTGGTATATGTGTTTGGTGATACAGTTTTTTTACCTCTGTTGTTTATGTCAACCTTTAATCCAAATTTTGTTGGCAGAACTGCAACTTTTATATCGTTTTTTATACACCATTGCATTGCTTTTTGTTCTTCTTCAGTAGGAATATATTTAGCCATTAATAAATAAATTTAATAATATTTTCTGCAACCGCTTGGACTACATCAACAGTTACAGCATTCCCACACATTTTATAACGCTGTGTGTCGCTTATTTTACCACTTTCACCGTATTGTGTCCAATTGTCTGGAAATCCCTGCAAACGTTCACATTCAATTGGAGTTAATCTTCTTATTTTATTATTTAAAACTAAATTATCTTTAGTTACTCCAGTTAATGTGTTGGATGTTCCATTTTTATTAATTTCAATTTTTTGTTCTGTTTTATTGTGTTCATTGTAACGACCTAGCATTGCTCCTATAACATCTTGATTACAAGCAGTATCTAAAGTTTGTGCAACACCTTTTCCAACTCTACCTCTGCGTGTTTCTGAATTTGGATTTGAATAGTTTATACTATCTCCAGGTGTAGCAGTTTCAAAACCTTTATTAGTTGCTGATTTTATTTTGATTATAGGCTGACCACTTCCATCTTCTCTTGCTCTTGCGGGAATTGTTGGACAGTTACCATCCTTTACTTTTCTAAAACCCTTTCCATCATTGTGTGTTCTTAATGTTCCTATTTCTAAATTTTCTTGTGCATTGAGTTTACGTTCAATAATGTAACTTCCGTTTCCATCTGCTCCATATCTTGTTGTGAGGCAACAAGTGTTTGTTTGTTGTCCTTGTAACTCATTAATCTGTTTACTACTTTCTGTGATAGGAAATACTTGTCCTCTACTTCTGTTTCCAAGATATCCGACAAGGTAGATTCTCTCTCTATTTTGGGGTAGAAACCACTTTGTATTAAGCAATTGCCATTCAAGTCTATAACCCCCAATGTTGGCAAAGGCTTGGATAATTGCCCAAAAGTCTGCGCCATTGTTTGAGGAGAATGTTCCTTTAACATTTTCCCA